GCCAGCCCGGCCAACGCGGTCGAAGAGATCACTCTTCCGTAGGGCGGTGATCTAGATGGCCAGATGTAAGGACTGCGCCTGGTTTCCGTGGAAGCCGGGCGCTGATCTTTCCGGGCTGCCAGCGATGAGGTGCCATCCGGAGTCGCCCATGAGGCGCTGGAACAATGCGGGGGCAGAGACCACGTGCGAACACTACAAAGCCGCCAAGCCCGTGGAACCTCGTCCGCAGCCGGAACCCAAGCCGGCGCACGAGCCGCCTGTCGAAGCGCCAGCGCCGGCCAAGCCAAAACCGAGAACCAAGCGCAAGGGGTGATCCCATGACCCCTACAGCAGAACTCAGGGCCCGCCTGCGCAAGCTCCTTGACGAGCGCATACCTTCAGGCGGCAGCGACTCTGACACGCGCCTGCTCGACGAGGATCTGGACGAGATCCTGACCGAGTCGACCAGCGTGTTCGCCGCGGCTGCCATGGGCTGGACCATGAAAGCCGGGATGCTCCAGTCGGAGATGGGCGACGTCGAAAGGCTGACACTGGGCCAGGAGACTGAGCAGTTGGTGTCGCTCAGGGATCGCCTAACCTACGCCCTGGGCATGGCGGACAAGTATGCCTCGATGGCCAAGGCCTCGGGGCAGGGCAGCGTGATGCTGAGAGTCAAGCCTGCCGAGGAGTGGACGCCATGAACGCGGCACAGGCCAGACGGAACGTAGAACGCCAGATCGCACGCAATCCAAGCTCCATAGCAATCAAGCGCATGCGAGAGGTAGACGACGGGGCCGGGGGTTCCTACCGAGAGACGGTGGAGCTTCCGGCCCAAATCATGCGCATCTTCATGAGCACGCTCGCCGGCACCGACGCGAAGGATTCTACCGGCTCGGGCGGTCACATCCAGACACAGCGATGGGGACTGCTGGCCATGTGGGATGCGGACATCATCAGGGGCGACACGTTCACGCACCAGGGCCGGCAGTTCAGGGTCCGTGCCATAAGCCCAGCGAGCACGGGCGGGCAAACCACGGCGATACATGCCGATCTCGAGGAGGTGAGCTGACGCCATGCCGGGGCTCGATAACGTGATAGGCAACCTCCAGGGATGCGAGGACCGGATGCGGGCGGCGCTCCATGGGCTAGGGATGCAGACTGCCGCGCAGATGGAGGCCTACGCCAAGCAGAACGCGCCGTGGCAAGACCAGACCGGACACGCACGCCAGGGTCTGTTCGGCGAGGTACTGGAGGAGGACGGCAAGCTCAAGGTTCGGATTGCCCACACTGAGGACTATGGCGAATACCTCGAGCTGAGCCGGAAGGGCCGGCGGCCCATCCTCGAACCCACGGCGCAGCGGTTCGCGCCTGAGTTCTTCGACGCCGCCAAGGAGTTGCTGACCAAATGAGGGCAACGCTCTACAAGCATCTCATGGACAACTGCCGGACCGTTCGCACCTGGCTGCAGCCGCACAAGGCGACAAAGGACACGTCCAAACCCTACGGCGTGATCGAGATGGGTGAGGAGACCCCCGCTCCGTTCAACCGGGTGGGGCGTTTTCAGTCCGTCTCTGTCTGGCTCTACTTCGCCGAGGGCAGCTATGTGCCCGTGGATACGGCGGTGGATGAGGTCAAGCGGCTCCTACACAACATGGAGCTCACCGGGGCGAACGGGCGCAGGTTCGCGCTGGAATGGGACCAGACCATGCGCGACTACTACGACCCCGACCTGCAGGCGGTCGGGAAGCGAATCGATTTCAGAATTCCACGTGGAGGTTGATAACGAATGGCTGACAACGTATACGGCGTGCGGCGCGTCGTGCTCACGGAGCTCAATCAGGACGGCTCTACGAAGGCGGACGGAAAGGTCATCACCATCAACAGCCCGCAGGAGGTCTCCTACTCGCCTAACATCAAGGAGGGCGGGGAGACCGAACTGCGCGGCGGGGACAAGCTCATCGCGACAGTCAAGGATGACGACACGCTGACCTCCATAACGGCGACATTCAAGGACGCCAAGCTGGACATCGAGGCCATGGCGCTGATCGGCGGAGGAACGGTTACCGGCACTGGAGAAACAGCCAAGTACGTGGCG